CTTCTTTTCCAGCCCGTTCCGCATCTTCCTCTATCTTCATCATAATGTTTCTGTAGCTTGTCATCATGCACTCCCTTTCGTTGTAGTACCAAAGTCAATAGTGATGATGTTATCATCTCTGTCGATAACCTTTGGACCTTTCTCTAGTTCTACCAGATAGTCCCTCTCTTTGTCAACAATATCTGTAACATATTCATGAACTAGGCTACGAAGTTCTTCATTGTCTTCCATTATAGGCACAGTAGATGCAAGCATCTTACAGAAGTGTGTCAGTTGAAAGTAGTCCTCATCATCGAAACTGTTTTCAGGTTGGGTTATGATTGCTATATCAATCTCACCATTCCATGAACCCTTATTATCTTTAAAGGGTCTTACTCGTACTACGAAATCATCTCTTTCTATAGCTGTGTATTCCTCATCTGTCATGTTCACTTTCTCCTTTTTATCTTGCCACCGCCAAACTTAATAAAGGCGGGATGTTTGTTCTTGCCTTTTTCTTTGAGCCATTCTTCTGGAATGATACGTGTGTAGCATTGAAACCCATACTTATCACACCACTCTCCATAGGTAGACTTAGCACCCTTACGTAGCTTGCGTCTACTATTCTCAAAGACAAATCGTATATCAAGATTAGGATGCTGCCGTTTGATGGCTAAGTGCTTGCGCCTATCTGCGGCTGTGAACATTCCTTTACTCTCAATGATTATCCCATTGGGAAGCACGAAGTCTGGTGTATAGGTACGGTAGGCTAGGTCTTCCCATTCTATCTTAATACACTCGTAACCAAAGTCAATCTTTAGTTCTTTAAGATAGTCTGAAATCTTAACCTCTAAGCCAGACCGATACCCATACTTACGTGCCGCTTTAAATTGTTTAAAGTTAGGCGGCATCGTATTCCTCTGATAGTTTAATGTAGGAAACAATCTTAGGGTCACGTGCCTTAGACTTTACAGCAGGTAACTCTTTCATGTTAGGCCAACACGCTTTTCTATATGAACAGAATGTGCATCCCTTGTTGAGTACAAGGTTGCCTGTTTCCTTACCGTTGAATGTCTCCTTTTCTGGTTCAAAACATCTTTCCAAGTCATTACTCAATGCCTTGTCTATGTTCTCTTCAATCTTAACTAACTCTGTGTCTACATCCAGACCATCTGCTGGTACATACTTGAAGTCACCATTGGCTTTGTTTACAACCCACCAGCCGCCAGCTTTCTTTCCAGAGGCTGCTGCATATCCGGCAAGCTGACCAACATATCCAAAGCTGTCACCGCTTGCCAGACTCTCGTATGATTGGAACTTGTTTCTGTATGACCAATCGGAAGCTGATTTAATATCATCAACTGCATCCCGAATGACAATATCGTATGTCCCAGAAATAGAATGGTCAGGCAACTCCAGAGTAACCTTTTTGCTATCTTCATATTCCACTCCTGCTTCTTTAAGTAAACCTTTAAACACTGCTTCAACAATATCGCCAAGCATCATGTTCATAACGAATGTTGTAGGGCGAGGCAACGCTGTCTCTGGCTTATTCTTTTCAAACCAAAGCTGACAGGATGGCCTACCTATGTTAGACATACGTAAGCCAAACCCATCACGCTTATTGCCCCCACCGAACTGACGCTTCAGTGCATCTGATACATCCTGTGCAACTTGTTGGATGGTATCATCTGACATGGTGGTAGTGCCTTTGACAGCATCTTCCATGTACTGATACAACGCCATTTCAGCAGGGTGATTCATTACGCTACCTCTTCATCAACTTCGATGTCTACAACATCATTAATATTCAACTCATCGAGTTCCTCATCGTTCTTGCTAGTGGCTTTCTCTGCATAAGCATTGATGATGTACTCATTATAGTTCTCAACCCATGATAGGAAGTCACCGAAGGTGTCTTGCTCTTTGTCTGTCAACTCAAGTGTGTTTGACAGGTCAAGTGACACAATAGGAAGGTAGAAGCTGTTACCATTAGGTAGCTTACGCTCTTCTGAATTACCTGTCATTGTGTGCTGAACAGGGAAACGCTTCATCTTATTCAGCTTAGTAAACAAAGTACCCACGCTCTTAAACGCATCCCGGTTTTCAATCTCCCAGATAAATGGGGTCTCGTCAACCTGTACTTCATTACCGTTCTCATCCACAGCATCAACCAGTTCTACTGTACCAAGCACAACACGAACACGCTTAATCTGTTTAATTAAGTCCTGTGTTTTCTCTGGTAACGATTTGAAGTCAGCAATGTAACCAGCAGGTTTGCCGCAGTTAAATCCACCATCATTGTCCTTCAGGTCAATGTTCAAGTCATTAGCCATCACAGTCTTAACGTAACGGTTTGGCTGGTCTCCCATGCCCTTGATGAAACGCTTATACATAAAGCGTTGTAGGTATGGACGCATCTTGATGGTTGAGCCATAGTATGTGCCACCATCTGGAACGTCCAGCTTATACGTACCACCCTTCACTAGAATCTTATCACTGCCCAAGATGGGTGAGTGGTTCAGACGAAGACGTGCTAGTGTGCTGGACTGCTTCTTTGAAGTACCACCTTCGGATGCAATGCCCATAGCTGAAGCCATTGCTGCGAAGTTATTAGTGTCTATAGTCATTACTTGTGTCATGTTTATCTCCTTATACATTTTGAAAGTTTGATAGTTATATCAGATAACATCTTTAGTGTCAAGCCAATTATCACCTATCTTTGACTCTAGCAGAAGCGGTACATTAAAGTCAATACCCCATCGTAATGTAATCAAATTAGGTAACTCATTGTTAGTTCGATTGATTAGTTCAATTACCTGCCTTTCTTCGTCAGGGTGTACATCAATCACGATACTGTCATGTACAGTATTTACCACACATGACTGCATACCGTCAAGTAGTTTATCAATATGCAGCAGTGCAATAGGCACGATGTCTGCCGTTGCAAACGACTGTACGGGGTAGTTCTTTATCTGTGTAAAGTGTGATACCCTACCATTATGTTTACGTACCACATCGGGGAAAGAAAACTCACGACCTGATGGTGTAGTAATTTTACGTGTGTTTATAGCTTCTTTAGCCAATCTGGTATGCCAAACCCCGATACCTTTGTACTTCTCTGTGAAGTGTGTGTAGTATTTTGCTTCGGCAGGTGTGCGTCCGAACCCCGTTGCCCCGTAAAGGGGCGCAAAGGTATGCGCTTTCGCAGTCTGCCTATCCGTAGGCTGACCAGCTTCGGTAATAACTTTAGCGGTGTAACTGTGTACATCAAATCCAGTAGATACTTCTTCAATTGCAACTCCATCCTGTGATAAATATGCGGCAGTACGAAACTCTAGCTGGGCCATGTCAGCCTCAAGTATTTTGCCGCCATTGAACCTAGATACAAACACCTTCTTGACAGGGAATGTACCACCTCTTGGCATGTTCTGCATGTTAGGGTCAGCCCCACTGAACCTGCCTGTTGATGTGCGATGCTGTAGCAAACGTACATGCAACTTGCCATCAGGCTTAGTAAACATACGTATGCCCTCAACGAATGAAGAGAGATACGTGTCAACGGCTGATAGCCTACGTACTTTAGCTAGGAAGTCTACTGCATCATCCATGCCCTTGGCACGAGCAGCACCCTCTAGTGTTTCAAGGTTTCCCTTACTTGTGCTGAATCCGTTAGCACTGGCCCACTTTGCCGAAGGGGGCTTGAACTTGAGGCCAGCCAACGCATCGGTAGGTGTGAAAGTGTAACCAGCAGTAGCACAACTAGGGCAACGATTAGCTTTTGCAAATAATGTCCCATCTTTCTTTACCTTTCTAATATAACCAGAGCCATTACAATTACTACACTGCTCTGCCTTAGTCTTGTACACACGCTCAGTACCACCAGCCACTAGACTACGAAAGTCTGCATCACCCATGTAAGGGTCAATAGCATTACCCCAGTACTGCTTGTCTACAACCTTGCGTCCATAGATTACCCAAGATAACTGTTCTGGACTATTAAGATTAATAGGGCTATCACCCATAAGATTCCTAACGTGTGCTTGTAACTCATGTATCAATGTCTCCTTCTCTTGCAAGAACTCATCATGCACTTCTTGTAGTGCTTTCATGTCTACAGTAAAGCCACGCTGATACATACGGGCTAGTGTAACGCATACTTCATTAGTAAGCACGACACTGTTCATAAGCCCCGCATCTTCAGGTGTATTTAATCTGTACATCTGTCTGTTAGATAGCTGCTGTGTAGCATGGATGTCAGCAGACAGGTACTCTGCCAGCTTGTTGTATTCCATGTTGTATGCAGTACCACCTTTGGCTAGGTGTTCCTTCAAACTATCCTGCTTCTGTGTGTCCAACTCGTACCGTTCAGCACATGCCTCAAGAGACAGTGGCTCTTTCAACCCACGTTGTAACACATACTCAGCAAGCATAGTATCAAAGACAGCACCTGTATATGTAAAGCCAGACTCCCACAACCACAGCAAGTCGTGCGCTGCATTGTGCATGATGAGTACAGTTGCTTTATCTAACCACTCTTGTACCAAAGCGTGTCCGTTTGGCGTAGGCTCACAGTCCTGATGGTCAAACGTGACCAGCCTTTCTTCATCTGTATCGGTAAGCATACCGACCATAGTAAGAGAATTGTCAGGTTCAAAAGGGTCAAGGTGTAACTTACCATCCCTCTTCTGTCCTACGTTCTCTACGTCTAGTGTTACCTTCATCCTTCATACCTCGCTGTCTTGTAGTCCAAATTCACATTTACCATACCGTGCCAGCCATTCAGCTTGTTCTTCACGATATTAATGTGACGCATTGGACTATCTTCTTCTTGTCCTTCGACAGTAGCCGCCTTACCAATCAGTATCATAAGGTCAGCCTCTGCTGCCTTACCTGTACGTGAACCTTCCATCATGGATTGGTTCAGTGTAGTACGACCCTCTGCTTCTGCTGACAACTGTGACATGTAGAATACAGCACAGTCGTATGTCTTTGCTATCTGTCTAGCATAAATAGCACAGGCTTTCAAGGCTTCATCCGGTCTGGAATATGAACCAGCTACACCAAACTTGTCACCCATGTCAAGCACCAGTATGTCAGGCTTGTATGCCTTACATACAGACTCAACCCAAGGCATATCACGACCACCTGCATCTTTAATCGCAATGTTGTTCATCACAGGTTCATACAATGCTTTGGCCTTGCCCATGTTATTCTTTACCTCTGCGGCAGACATACCTGCTGCTGCCGTAAGGTATCTAGCACCGACACGGTGGGTAGGCTCTTCGTTACAGAGAACGATGCATCTTGCACCTTGATGTGCAAACCCGCCCGGTGAAGCAATCAAGCTAGCATGGAATGATGTCTTACCTGTATTAGGTCTAGCACCTACCTCAATAAGCTGACCACCACTTACGCCCTCTACCTTACGTGTTACAGAAGGTAGGTTGAATTGCCAACGTGCTTCCAACTCTGCCTTTGCCATGAGTGTTTCAATACTGATATCATCCCACTCAATGTTAAGGTTAGGCACGAAGTCATCACCATAGCGTTCAAGCAGACTGCGTAGTGTTTCAAGTGTAGTGGCATCACCATTGACCATATCAAAGCCTATGTTAGCTACGTCCTCACCGACTACCTGCTGGAATAGTTTAGACAGCACCTCTTGTGCGATGTCACCACCCATAGGCTGTTCCTTCTTGATAGAAGCAAACAGACTAGCAAAGGCTTGCTTCTGTGCAGTAGTCAGCGTTGGATTGTTAGACATGAACAATGCTTCAATCTCATCTGGCGTAACGGTACGTTCATACCTATCCATTGCTTTATCAATTGCCTGTTTAATCTTACGTACATCCTTACTGAACAGGCGGTCAGGACATTTAGAACCACGATGGTCATCGTAGAACGACTTGTCCATAAGGCTACGTACTAATGATAGTTCCATGTTGTTAGTCTCCTATGTGGGTTAGGGTTTCAAAGTCTGTTGGATTACGGTATTTCAAATCATCTGTCAAGCGTAAGACACGAACATTATCTACATAACCTCGTAACTCTTTAGCCATAGCCAGAGTCTTTGGCAGTGCATCAGGGTCTAATGCAATGACTGCCGTTGAGAACTGTGAGAGATACCTCTTGTGTGATTCGGATAGTGACGTACCCAACACGGCAACCCCACACCATACGTCATTTCCTACAACTGCGGCACTCACACAGTCCTCAACAACTACAGCGACCTTACCATAGCCATGAGCATAAGGCAAGCCACTATTCCCATATCTTTTCCATTTAGGTAGGCGATGTGTCAATGCACGTCCTGTTGCATCTACAACCTTTGTGTCATGCCTTATGGGAAAGACAGCACGTTGCTCCTTGACATCGTACATCAAGCCCAACTCCTCTGCGTCAAGGCCATACAATTCCATAGCCCATTCAGCCACATCGAAGTTAGCTGGCACGATGTACTCAGGCATACTGAATGTTTCCTGAGAAGCAAAGTCTTCTGCACCAGCAAAGCCAGCACGTATGTCATCTACCGTAAGATGAACACGAGTACCGCCTTTGATATTGCACGAAGCCTTGTAACAATTCCACACAAGAGAACCCATATTGTTAGTGACAGTAAATGTTTTGTACCCATTACAATTAGGACAATTCATTCTCTTTGTACTACCATTAGGTATATCTATATCACTTATAGTGTTTAATATATTATTATACATGTATCACTCTCCTGTGCGGCACTTGTGTATGCTTATATCATGCATTTCTCGTGTTGTCAATGCATAATTTGCACTCGCAAATGTATTTTTCATGTATGGTTTAACTGACTGTGGGTTACTATGTCCTGTAACCGACATGATTTGTGCCATACCGACACCAGCTTCAACCATTTCAGTTGTGCCTGTCCTACGCAAGTCCATCAGACGTAACTCCTCTGGTAGCCCTGCAAGCCTCATAGCTTGCCGCCCTGCTTTGGACAGTCTATCTATACTGTACGGATGATAAGAGCCACTGACGGGTCTTGGACGGGGAACAACGTACTGTTGAAAGCCGAAGTCATCCTTCTGCTGTACCAGCATAGCTGTCAAGTCATCACTGATAGGTAGAGTTACCTCTGCCCTACGCTTCGACTGTTCAAGAAACAGCTTCTGTTCATCCAAGTCCAGCACATCCCATGTAAGCAACCGCATGTCACCCAGCCGCTGACACCATTCGTATGCCATGTGTACAATCAGGCCAATGTTACGATAGGCAAAGTCACCATAGCAGAATGACAGGAACTTCTGTATGTCCTGCTCTGTCCATACAACCTTGCGTTGTTTAGGTGTCTTACGTTTGATGTTAGCAAAAGGATTGTTAGTGGTGTACTCCATCTCCATTGCGTACCTGTACACAAGTGATGACACAGTACACACATGGTTTGCAAACGTGATGCCACGCTTTACCCATTCTTCATATATGTGTTTGGCTTGCTTACTTGTGACCTCGTTAAAGTCTGCATCACCAAACTCACCGACCAGTATGCCAAGAAAGTATCTGTAGTCCTTCTGACTACGCTCTCTTAACATACTGAAATCGTTAGAAGAATAGTATGTCAATACTAAATCTTCAACTGTTTTCATGTCATCTCCTAGTCTCTATATCCATACTGTTCTACGTCCTTACCCCTAACATGACTGCATCCGTTGGGTGCTTCATCACAATTAGGGTAACTGTAACACCCTAGATGTGGGTCATCGTATGTCATATTAAGCACATCATACTTTATGTAATGCCACACACGCATAAAGGGAATACGTATTAGTGTTACATAAAGATAATCACGTAACGTCATTTTAGTTTCCCAATCCTGCCAATATATACCATCACCTTTAGTAATGGTGTGAATATCATCAAAGAACTCACACACAGCCCAATACTTAAACAAAAGTTTCCAAGCTACACTTTTCTCTCCGTATTTTGTGTGTATATATTCCTCTAAATACTCATTTCTCTCGTAGTATCTATAGAAGCCATGCTCCTTGCTCCAAAAACACTGCCAAAAACTTTGTGGGCCATTCCATTCTTCACTCATGCTGCAATCAACTCCTTGAATGGCTTGCTTTCAATCCACTGTGATACCTTGTTCTCACGTTGGAACATGGACACAGCCGTTGTATCCTTGCCAGTGTTACGTAGGTTGAAGCCGTTACGTTCATCGGCATAGCTGGCATAGTTAGTAAAGGCAGAGTACAGTGACCAGACATTCTGTCCACGCACACTCGCCTCTTGATTGTATAAGCCGAACATCTTTTCTGCCATGCGGTCAGACTTTAGTAGTGTCTCAAGCATAGCTTTGACATCGCCTACATACAGAGGCTTGTTAGCCCAGCCTTGCAGACGCTCTGACTGTGCATAGAAAGACTGCGTAGCTTCACGTAGGTCACGGATGAACCTGTCCATTGTAAAGTTAGCAGTGTTCTTCCTGCGTATCTTGTCATGCTCACCACGTATCATGCCATTAGTGCAGAAGAAATCTATAGCACCGAAGAATGTCTGGTTGGAACAGCTACCATCAATGCCATGCAAAGCAATGATACGCTGGGCAATAGTAGTGCTGTGTTTGTCTGTCTCAATACGGGCAGTCACATTAGGCAGGGTCATGTCAAGCATAGCCCAAGCATTCTGACGAGCAGTACGCCACTTCATGTTCATGCTGTCACACTCAGCCTCACCTAAGTTCTCAGTCACAGTGTTGTGTACACCTTCAAAGAAATCTGTGTGTGATGCACACTGGAATGTGTCACCTACGACACCAATGTATTCGCCTGTATCACCATTGATTACATACTTCTTGTCCTTCACCTTTGTAGGCTCAAACTCTACAGCAAAGTCAAGGTTCTCAGGAATCATGTCCTGCATTGGAATATCAAACGGCATATCTCATCTCCTTCTGTTTGTTAAATGTCAACTGATAGTGTGTTATATACTAGCAACTATGAATGTAATAATCAAGTTACCAATAATAATTCCGGCAATTATTTCCATTACTTATCGCCCATCCATGTTAAATTGTCTATTTATTATCTGCACTGTGTCCTCTAATTGATTGAATGTATCACAGTATATGTAACGCACACCAGCACCATACAACGCTTCATCTACAATATCTTTAGCTAGTTTGTACATTGTATGCACGGCAAGTAGTTGTTCAGTAGATAGTGCATCAATAGCTTTTTGTCTATCTTTGCGTTCAGCTTCCTGTTGCTTTGCCCAATAGGCAAGGCGTTCATCTTGTGTCATGTTCTCTATTTTTTTGCTCATGCTACTTCTCCTTTCATCCATTGTGGCATACTACGTCCTTTGTTATACCTTGCGAACTTCATCTTGTCAACTGTGTAGAACGCACGGTATGCAGCAATAGGCCATGTCTCATCTGTCTTTAAGTGGTCAAGTCCACTGAAACATTGTGGGTGTGGCGTTAACTGTCCATCAGGTATCAAGTGACGGGCGGCTAGTATGTGTTGTGGCCTTGCATCCTTGTTAGTCGTACTAGGATTACCTGCACCATGCCACTTGTCATACCTGTGATGGTACTCACACAGCATAGATGTGTACAGGTTGAAAGCAAACACAAAGTTTGCCCTAGTCTCCATTGCCCACAAGGTACATGGGTGCTTCTGATGCACAGGTTTGTACAATTCATGTGCCTCTGCATACTCTGGTGCATGATGCCATATGCTTGTGCATAGCATCTGTGCCTCTTCCAATGGCATCTTCACAATGTGTTGGTCACATAGTGACTTGGCTATTGCATCAGGGTGATGCTCAATTAGAAATCTATTCATCCTATTATCCTTTCTACTATCCCATCTATGGCTACATAAAACATATAGCCAAACGCAGACCAGATTACAATGAACCCAACAATGCTGGTGTCACAGTAGCCGTAGTCATCTTTTAGTCCTAGCCTTCTCATTATCTTATTCATGTTCACCCCCATTGATATTCGTAGCTGTAGTTGTATTCAGCATCAAGCCAATGCCACGCCTGTTCGTAGGCATAATCCCAGTTTGTGTGATAGCCTGTAGCTATGTCATCGTTGGCAATACATTTAGCCCAATGGTCAAAGCTAGGCTCATGGTCAAGTGGTAGTTCCTCATTCATGCTCACCCCCATTGCCCCGGCCTAGCCCACCGAAATAGGTAGGCTTACGCTTGGCTGTCTCAAACACACCCACTGTGATGAATATACCAGCAATGACCAAGGCATGTATTGCGGCACTGATACCGAATGCAACAATGCTACCCAGATACATACTGAATATGATGCACCACATCCATGCCAATACTTGCATCACCATGTGCCGTGTGTTTGTGTCAGGTATGTGGGACAGAGGGTTGTGTCTACTGTCCATGATTAAGTTGTATATGTTACTCATCTTTATTCTCCTTATGCTTTATCTCATTACTACACACATAGCATACCAGCTTGTGTGCATATAGCAACCATTCTTTTGGTATGTGCATGGTGTTCTTGCAATGCTGGCAGATGTGTTTAATCACCGTGATTCTCCATGTACCATTGCTTGTACCTTTTGTATGCCAGCAGTCGGTAGGCATACAGGTCTGCACTTTCCCAGTCTGCAATCGGGTCAATACCATCATATGTGAAGATGGTTTCTATCTCACTGTCAAGCATGACCATCAGAGCGTTAGCTTCCATCGGGGTCAGTTCTAATGTAGTCTTATTCTTCTTGCTCATTGCTATCTCCCTCTTCTAAAAATACCATATCCTCATGGTGTTCCCAATCACCACCAACCTCATACCATTCTACTTTATCTGCATCAGCCAAGGCAATGGCTTCTTCCTCATCCTTCGCCTCAACGATAGCGTCCATATATGTGAACATAGTTCCATGTAATTTGTATTTAGGCATCTTCATTCTCCCATCTATAAAATATGTGTTCGCCTATTTGTACAACCTTTGTCTTTGTATCTGCCCACTCAGGCAGAACATAGGATGCGTGATAATGTGTAGCACCCTCAACGAAATCATCTAAGTTGCCATGATATACACCGTATGAAATCAACAAGGCTTTCTCCCATGCTGTACTGTCAGGCGTTTTATCTGATTTACCGTCACAGTACCAGCTAAACTGACACCGATGCCGCACAGGAAAGTCAGGCTTCCACGAATATGTCTCACCTTGTTTGACCACCTCGCATACATCATTCGGATATCTGTTATCACGCACCCTGTTCATCACTACCTGTGCCACTGCAACCTGCCCAATGAAGGGCTGGTCACGGGCTTCATGATACACGTTAAGTGCTAGGCATACAAGTGCTTCAGCTAGCATCGTTGTCATTCTCCTTTGGTAAATATACATCTACATCACACCCACAATTAGGGCAATGCAAGTTACTAACTATTAAATATGTATCTTCACATCCATACGCTTCTGCGTCATGGTCACATCCCCATATCAGTTCTGTGTTACAGTGCCAGCAATTCATCACCACAATCTCCTATGTTCATCTGTCTTTGTGTAAGCATCCCCTGCCTCATTATGCCACACCTCATAGGCAGTGCAATACATCGTACTATCATCCTCATCGTCAATCCAAAAGTTTAGGTCGTAGGTTTGATATTCACAATGTTTACCAGCAGACAATGGCACATCTATTACCTGCTCCCACCAGTCATCTTCTCCTGATTCACGAACCTCATTTGCGTGGTATAATGAGTAACATAGCAAGTAACCATGTGCAAACTCTGGTATGTGTAGTTCGCCTGTCTCAGAATTAATATATCTCATTTTTATACTCCTATTAAACATGGCAGTGGGGGGTCACAACTCCCTCAATACAGAGGGTGAGAGAACACCCCCACAGGCATGGCCTTCGCTACTGATGCAGTAGAACCCGACTACTCCACGCCTTGCCAATACATTTAGGCAGATGCTTCTGCCTCAATTAGATGCACTTTGTCTGCTCCACAATCATCACACTTGCATTGCGGTTCAGGCCATGCCTCATCATATAACTGCACATCTTCATCATATTCCATCATGAATGATATGCGGTTGGTACGAACCCATGACAGTTCCCACACATTCGTACCACCACACTCAGGACACATCCAGACAGTCACTAAGCTACCTTCTTAGCTTTGCCACGACCCTGACGAGCAAGGTCACGCAGATTGTTGATAGTTACACTGCCAATCTCTACAGTCACAGGCTTATCTGTATTCTTTCTGCGTACAGCCTTGCCCAATTCCTTGTGCATAGCGTCCAAGAAGATACCAGCAACAGCCTCCGTTGTATACTGTAAGTAACCACCACAGTCAGTTTTTGCTTCACGAGCATACTCAAGCATCATATTGTAGAAGTTGTAACGGCCTAGCTTCACGCCATGATACTGCTTATAAAGTGCTTCTACCTTAGACAGCTTACGCTCAATCTCTGGTGATGCAAGCACCTGACCTGTCTTGCCTGTTGAACGCTGGTGAAATGTGATAGTTTGAATAGTCATGATATAGTCTCCTTTTACTGTTGGTTAATTTGTCCGACATCGGACTTCTTGGGGTTAGTCCTTGTTCCACTCACGCAGAACATATTTAGCACGATTGATGTACTGCCTAGCAGTCTCATCCATACCACGGGCAATGCACTCTTGTGCATCAGATAGGATGGACATTGCAAGCATATAATGTCCACCAATAAAATTCATCGGGTCATTCATCATGCACACCATGTCATCCTGTGTGCATCCATACATTGTCATGAAACGCTTTTCCGTTTCGGTTTGGGCAACATCATTCCAAGTCATGTTAGGCATACATCTTCTCCTGTGTCATCTGCTTTGCCTTACGCATGGCCTTACGGTCACGCTTCCAATCGTCACGCTTTGGCTGGCGTGGCTTAGTCTTCAGTGATTTCATTTTTTCTAGTTTGATTTGCATTGTCTTTATCCTTCTTGCGATTGTATTTCTTTTTGTCAGGTATTACCTGAGTAGATGTTTTACGCCTACTCATAGCTACCGCTTTGGCAACGGGATTGATACGCCTAATCATCCATCACCTGCCCATACTCATCCAGCAACACAGACTGCACATTAGTCCGGTAGCCTTTGGCGTTTAACTCTAGCGATATATCTGCCGCTACAGACAGGTCATGCACTGTAGAATAGCACTCCCACAATGTTTCATCTTTGGGTGAGTACAGCACTAAGAATAATTCAGTCATTTTCAATCTCCATTTTGTCCGACATCGGACTTGTCTAGTATATCTAAGTGATAAAACACTTTCACTAAAGTTTCAAGTGTATTTATCACATAAGATATACATAAGGGTTTATGCAGAAGCAACGGCATCAGCTTTCTTTTTGCCATTGCCATGAGCAGGAAAGCCAACGATTGCATCACGCATTCTTGCACATAGGCCACATGATTCACATGATACATCGTCTTTGACAACAGCAGGGCATACTACAACTTTGCGACCTTTGGGGGTTACAGTGTTGGTCATCTGGTCTGAAGGCAATACCGTTGTGACAGGTGCAATGCCCATATCGTACAGGTCATCAGCATGGGCAAGATTGTTGCCGGACAGATTGACGACAAACCCATCGCCATTCATCTGCTGAACAACGCTTGCATTATGCTTGCTGTTCAGTACGTCATAGTGAGTGTATGTCCAACCACGCTTGCCTTTGTTAGCCTCTGATAATTGGAAGTTAGCCTTGGCATCCAGCTTGTCACCATTACCTGCCAAGTCACCTGCCTGATTATGCCGCCATAATGTATCAGCTTTGAGATTGGCAATCTTACCAACAAACACTTCCCATGTATCACCACGATTGCCGTCAGTCACCTTTGCCCAGTGCATAGCAAGCGGCCCTGCATTGGCATAGCATCCACCCTCATTGGCATGATTGAATGGACAGATAGCAGGGCAAGTGCTGGCAGATGTAGTGGATACAGGTATCTTGCCAACCTTTTTGTTGTTGGACTTCATTGTGATATGAACATTGTATGACATGTTTAACTCCGTTAAGTTTGTCCGACATCGGACGTTTCATTAAGGTCAGCATAAACTATAGCAAGCCCTTGTCAAGCATCTTTTGTTTTAACAAAAGTATACGCTCATGCCGTGCTTGCTCTTGTATACGAGCATCATATGCCGCTTGCATGTTGGCAATCTGGCCTTCATACAAACACAAATGCTTTTCGCCATAGGGTATCTGGTCATCACGAAGTGATACACCTGCAAGCTGTGATTGCACAGATACCTTATGCTTACCCATAGGGATGATATGACGCTTTGCCATTATGCTGATTCCTCACAAATATGTATTCCATACATAACACCGCCAAAGCCTGTTGCCATTGCAATCAAGGCATAAACAGTATCGTGATTTACTGTGTAAATGAGTGATAGACAGATTAGGCAAATGCCTAATGAGAATGTGATACATCCTAATAGGATTAGGAATAATTGTGCTAACATTGTATTTACTCCGTAAATAAAAAGAGGTTGGACAGTAGCTTACGCTACTGCCTTTTTGATTGTGTCTTCATCCTTTAGGATGGCTTTCAGTGAATCAAACGATGCCTCGAATTGTGCTAGTGTAATGCCATTGGCATCGAGCATATCTAGCACAGATTCCGCTACATCATCAGGGGACATACGCTTTGCCTTTGGCTGAGTTTCAGTTTGTCCGACATCGGACGTTTTACCTTCGGTAGTTTCATCTGCTACCTGTTCAGCCTTTGGCTCTTCAGCAGGCTTGTTATCAGCCTTGTATGCTTTCAGCATAGCGGATGTTGAAGTGAAGCGAGGCAAATAATCTTGCAGATTATCCCACAATTCGGCAAGCTGTTTGGCATCACTACGTCTTTGCTTCGGGATATTGTGTATGTTGCAATCCTGCAAACGAGACTTTTTGATATTGCCACCGCTTTCAGCGGCAAGTGCCACCATCACTTTACCTAAAGGTAAATCAAATTCCGTAATCTGCTTTTGCTCGGCCTTCACGATACGCTTCCACTTAGCATGTAATGCCTTGCCCTGTGATTCCAGAGTGTTGTTTTCAGCAGTAACTACGTTAGCGTTTTTCTTAGACATGGTATAAACTCCGTTTATGTTTCGCAATTCGGCTTGATTGCCGTTGCCCCATTATCTAAATCAGATGCCGCTGAGACTGTCAACAATAAAAATGTACGCCATTTTCCGTACGCATAATGCGCACCAAAAGGCGTGTGATTTTTCCCTGCGCACATGAAGAAAGCTGTCCGACATCGGACTCTGTGTCGCTGACAGTTACCCCAAGGGGGTATATGCTCCGCCACTGCAATTCATCCTCACTTTGCAGATTTCGTGCCTCACATCATTCTTTTAGAATGGCGACTGATAACATAACAGTTGCCTTCGGCATATATAGCAGGTTAAATGCTACATCTGGCCTCACACATACGCATCACACGCAACATATAGGCGCATAATCTGCGTCACAGGCACACATGCCGCACATATCCGCAGACATAGCGGGGGTGGGCATGAGCCAGTGGGGGTAGGGTAGTACATGTATACACATAAATACACAGATTAGGTAAATTCACTGTTAACCACAGGAGCAACTGACAATAATTATATTGCCTAGTATATGTGCAGTTACACATATTGTGCCTATTTTTTGTGCAGTTTATATTTATTTGGTAGGGTATTGCATTTTAGGGATTGACAATGCTTGCACAATTTGGTATAATTATAGTATAACTAAAACACACTAATAGTGTTACACTTAAATGTTTATTAGTTAAATTATAATAACACTTAGCTATACAGTTATATGTATTAATAATTTCTTTGTAAGTACACTTAACTATAACACTATAAGTGTACTATGCTAAGTATCCTATACGTGATAAAATACGTGCTATGAAAGTTTTCCCTTGACAAAACGTAGAAAATCAGTAAAACTATACACAGATAATGTACTTGATGCTTTCTATGAAGCTATACGTACCAATACCCTTGACCGTTTACATATCCCTCACAGTGATGTATTCTACGTGCGTACAGCAGTAGAGGCACACTACGGACGCTCATTTACATTGAAGCACGTAGAGGACGCTATGAGGGCAGAGGGCTGGAAAGAACCCAGTGAGACATAAATGTTTACAGCAGTAATAGTGGCATGTCAGATTGCCCTACCCGCAGACTGCCTTACGATAATAGATAATCGTGGGCCATACAAAACTACAGCTAGATGTGAAGTACGTGTAATAGAGATGGTCACGGACCTGTCTGCATTTTGGATGAAGCAGAAGTTAGGTATGGCGTATCGTTCAATTGAATGCGTAGAGGGTGAAGTCCACGTAGGAACACCTACATAAGATTTATAGTTGGAGAGTACCGTGGCTGTACCAGAGCGTGTCAAGAACAAGATGAAAGAGGAAGGGCTTACTGGTGTCAATAAGCCTAAACGTACTCCTAACCATCCTAAGAAGTCACATTGCGTGATGGCGAAGGAAGGTGACACATACAAGTTCATACGCTTTGGTCAACAGGGCGTAAAGGGTGCGGGTAAGAGTCCTACCACAGCGAAGGACAAAGCACGTAAGAAGTCGTATTATGCCAGACATAATGCACAAGGTAAACCGACCAGCAAGCTGAGTGCGAAGTACTGGTCACACAAAGTGAAATGGTAGGATTATACAATGGCTAATACTTCATATCAAAGCAAATCAAAAAATAAACCAACGGGTCAGCTTCCATCACAAGTACGTAAAAAAATGGAAGAAGAACGCCTGAAGATTATTAATAAAGCAAGAGTAGCAAAGGCACGTAAAGAAGATAAAGATGCATCAAGCACTCCTTTATCAGGTGCAGGTTATTATAAGCCCGGTACTAAGCCTGACAG